GTCCCCAGTATAGCTGCGTCCTACAACACTACCAGTTTGGAAGTACAGACGAAGTGCGTCCTCTGGGTTGTACGCTGCACCAGTACCGAGGTCAACCTCGTTGAGTCCGTCAGCGTCAATGAACACGCCATCGGGCACAACTCGTGCGATGACCTGCTGTAGCTTTAGGTGGGTGACTTGAATCAGGTCAGCGAATGGAATCATTCTGCGAACCAAAGACTCGATGTTGCCCTTGTACATGCGTGGCGCAACAGCCACATAGTTAGGCATGGCGTTCTGAGACGATGACTTTGGACGAACCATGTTCTCCATCATCTGCCACTTCAGCAGTAGGTTGGTGCCCATTACCATCACACCCTCGTACCATACGTCGATTGTCTTCTCGATCTTCTCGAAGCCAGCCTCCTGCATCATATCCACGGGTGGGTTGAAGCTATCGTCTTTCTCGATTACTCTCGAGCCACCAGTTTCAGTAATCTTTTTCTTGTAGACAAACTTCTTAGTTGTCTTGTAGTTGAAGTACATTACCGTGGCCGTGTCGCGGTAGAACATATCGTTCTCGTAGAACTGAGCTACGTTGTAGTAGTTGTACCAGCTCTGGCTGTACTGAGATATCTCTTGCAGGTTCTCCTTCGTTAGGGTCGGGTCAATCTTCAGCAACTCTATAATAGGAAGGGTCTTAATCTCTCCCCAGTAGAAGCAGTCCTTGAAGTAAGGATCCTCTGTGTAGCTGTACACCACGTTAGCTGGGTCTACATAAGATACCTGAATGCCTGCGCCAGGCAGGAACTCATGCTTAACTATCCCAAGTCCTATCGTGGTTACGTCATACTCAAGACGCTTTCTGGTATCTTGATAGTGGTTCTCTGCAAGAATAGTATTGATGGCCTCCTCCTCTGCAATTTCAATGGCTGGCTTGTACTTCAGCTGCATGTGCAGGTTCAGCTCCTCGTCATCCTTCGGCAGCTCCATCGGGTCAACCACAAATGGGTCGATGCCAAACTGCTCAGACATCTTAGTGAGCACGTCCTTGGCTACCATGTCACCCTCGATCATGTCCTGATACTCGTTGCGCTTTTCTGCTGACATGGCATCTTGAGCATACGCACGGACACTAAACAGACGATCGTTCATGCCATTGACGACGATGTCAACGAACTTAGGTATGACAGGAACAGGAGTCCAGTCTAGGTTCAGATAGCTTAGGTCGCCATCAATGGCAAGCTCGCTCTTGTATTTGGCTACCGATTGCTCGCCTCTAGCGTAGAGACGAAGACGGTTGAAGTCGCGCCACCTGTTGTAGTATGGAGAGGTGCCATCCTTCTTAAACCACTCATACTGAATGGCTTGCCCCACCAGTAGGCCATATTCATTGGACGCCTTCTCAGCGTCAGTCACGAACTGGCTGGGAAAGCTAGTCGCTAATATGTTGATTTCGACTTCCTTCATCTGTTGAGTAGCTCACTGTTAAAGCCCTTGTTGTTATATTTAGCAAATTTAATGCTTATTTTAGTTTGCTTTTTTTCTGGCTGGTACATATGTTTTTGGTTCGCCATGATGGCTAGGCCAGAGCTAATGGTTGCGTCAAACTTAGTTCTATTGTTAATGTCGAAGCGAGCCCAGTCCTCCAATGTTCTGTTGAACACCATGTTACCCATCTCGTCCGCATCCCTGTACGTACCCTCCGAGTCGATACCTACGTACTTCTCAATGTACGACTCGATCGCCGTAGCGTGCGCCTGCTTGACCTCCTCGCTTGAGTTCGGTATACCGCCAAGCTCACGCTCTGTCTTCGATAGGTTCGCCAGCGGCTTGTCTGGCCTGTTGGTACTGAACGCACGATAGCCACGATTCTTAAAGTGGTACAGCAGACGTGGCTTGTTGTTCTCTGCAAGCACAGGCATACCATAGAACACACACGCCATCAGCACCTCCTCGAAGAATATCTCCGCCGTTTGCGGGCGGGCGACATACTCAAGGAAGAATTCATTGACTGGCGCATCGTCCATATGGTACTTGGTCATGCCATGAAGTGAGCCGTTAGAGCCGCCACCGCCAACAACTCCTGAGATGTCATAGGGGTCACAGCCAAACGAACCAAGATGTTCATTGCCCGGGTAGAATAATCCATTTCTTATAACAACATTGTTCTGCAATCTTGCAGGAGGTAACCACGATACACGGAACCGACCACGCTGGTCGGGCACCCAAACCACCGTCGAGTCCTTTACGCCATCCTTCCAGTGGAACGATCCAGTGGTGATGAAGTGCTCCTTAATTGTGGAGTCGTTGTGGTCGATCTGTCGGTATATCTTAGTGAGATTGAACAGCGACGACTTACTCTCGTCACGAAATGCGTGCGACTCCGTGCGTGGGAACTGACGATAGAATTCATTGAGCGCATCTGCGTCAGACTTGAGCGACGCCACCTCATTATCCCAGTAGTCAATGGCGCCCATGCGTATCATGCTACCATCGATACCCCTGATGGCACGGTCTGGTGTGTGCAGCACAGGCATGCCGAATATGTCAATGTATCCCTCGAAGTTCCACTCCATAGGAATGAACAGCGAGTATAGGCCACTCTTAGTCTGACCGTTAGAGCTTCGGTTGGTAACGTCTGAGTCGTAGTACAGCTTCTTAAAGTTATCACCACCCTTGTCTAGTGCATTGGATGTAGAGCCCATCATGCACTTGCCGATGATCTTAGATCCAAGACGCAAACAGGTCTTGGTCACGCGCCAGTTGTTAAGAATGTTGTCCGGCCTCATCCACTTGCCACTCTCATCGTGGATCAGTAACTGAAGCTTCTCACCGTCATAGCTGTTGTCTGAAGTGTTCTTCCAGTCGATAGTGGTGTTAAGTCCATCCACGTCTTCCGTCTCAGCTATGGCCATATTCCGCTTGGTAATCTTGGATGCTGGCACGCGGTAGGCGAGCTCCGTCTTCGGCTTGTCCATGCCATCCATCACCGGGCGAAAGAAGAACGGCAGGTTGCTATTGATGGGTACCACCTTGTCAGTGAACATCTTCTTGGCGTCACCACCCGTCTTCGACAGGATACCAACCCTTGCGTCTTTAGCGACAGTTGCGATGTTGACCGATTCCGATGATCCCATGAACGAAAATCCAGATCGACGGATCTTCAGGTAGCACATCCCAAACGCCCTTGGGTCAGCCTTGACAGCTTCCCAGAATATAAAGAATATGCGGTTGGCCTCACGGAAGTCTGGCAGGCCCACGTCAATCTTAGTCCACTGCAGGTACATGTAGTGCGAGCCAGTGATGTAGGTAGGCAGCCCACCGTTCATGAACCAGAAGCCCTGCTCCCTGCGGTCGAACTCCGTCTCGACGTAGTCCACCCACTGGTTCTTAAACTCGTTAGACATCTCGTGCCACTGGAATATCGTCTTGATTCGAGACAGCTCCTTTGGATACTCCGCCGGCTCCCAGTACTGCTCTGGTATCTTACGGCTACGTGAGTGCATTGTCTTCGGCTCCGACGGCAGAGCCACCAGTAGGTTAGATATCTTATAGATATCCCCTATTGTGCCATCCCTTGAGATGACCACCATGTCGTACTTGTCGTTGTAGCCATACTCCCATGACTTAGCCTTGTTGCCCCTGGCAACGACGTGGTCCTCGATGTAGCCATCGAGTATATCATAGATACTATTTTGCTCTTCGTTCTGCAAAGCCCTGCTTGCTTGGCGTTACCTGCTCGTTAGCTGGCGCACCTGTTAGCGCCTGCTCCTCCTGCTCAACTCTAGACAGAATCTCAAACGCATCGAATATAGCGAGCTTCTTTGTGGCTGCCGCATTCTTAAGTCGGTCAGGTGCGATGTCCGACTCTGGGTCATCGTGTACGATGATGCCCTCCTCGGCCACTTTAATGAGCTCCTCGACCGCACGGCGGCCAGCCCTTATGATTCGTTGTCTGATTTCAATTGAGTCCATTACAGCAAGATACAAACATTTTTGCTGTTCATCCTGTACAGCTTCTCGCCATCTACATTGAACTCGTACTCCGTGCCGGGCGTGTACACGACCTCATCACCCTCAACGAGGCCAGCCTCTGCTAGCTCAGGGGTGATGTATCGTATCGTCCCAACGAGTGGTTCCTCAACTCCACCCTTGTCAAGGTAGTAGTCCTTCTTGTCGGATGGCTTGATGAAGCAGTAGTAACTTGTTGTCTTCCAAACATTTCCGTCGTTGACCATAAAGAACTGGTCTTGATCAATCATGAACAGGTCGTCACGAAGAAAGTTGTGACTGCTGCGCTCACGACCCCTCATGTCATTGTAGTACTTGAATACGTTATGATGAACCAGCAAGGTGTCGCCCGCCTTGATACTACCCTTGTAGCGGGATGGCGTAGATACCACCTCAGCAAATCTGTTGGAGGCAGTGTGGTCCTCCTTCGATGAGCTGATGATGAAGTCAATACCGCCGAAGTCTCTTACGTTATCGTAGCGGCGACCACCAACTGGTTTGACAATAAAGTACAGTGGAGATTTCATTAGCTACCGCATGAGTCGCATTCTGGGTTGTCGATGCTACACGTAGGGGCAACAGGGGTTTTGTCCAGCTCATTGAGCCAGCTTTCAAATGAATCACTCATTGGTTTAGAAATTGATGTTATACTCCACGGATATTGGCATGTCAACGAACTCTTTCCAAAGAAAGATCTCGCTCTCTGCCTCTACCCACACAAGGAAGTTCCCCGTGTCTTTGTCCCTCTGGATGAGGTGTATGTTATACGATCCGCCAAAAACCTCTTGGCCAACGATGTAATGCATGGCACCAGACTTATAGTCTGCACCAATGGAAATTTTCCTGATGTCCATTGTATTAAAAAAAATTAGACTCCAACCTCTGTTCTCTTTATAAAGAAAACAATATCGTAAATACTTACGGTTCCCGGCCCCCCGACACTTAACAACATTTCTAATCCGTTCGAATCAACTGTTGAGTCAAATGAAAACTGAAAGTTTACCGAAAAATTGTGAACTACACCATTGCCCTTGGGGAAGTTTACTTCTTCACCTAGGCCGTCAAATATTGTTGAGCCTGAGTCACCATCTAAATACACATCCAAATGTGTGCTCGATGCGCTTGTTGATGATGCTTTAAAATAAATAGTAATAGAAAAAGCATCGTTTAGACTACCATCAAAAAGATTAGTTACTGGATTCCAAAACTCTTGAACATATATTTCCGTTCGCACAGCGCCATCATTTGTCAACCTAACAGGAAGACCCGTAGAAACATTAAGAGGAGATCCGACTGTATAGGTTCCATCAGCAAAATAGTTCCAGCCTTGCTGCGTGGACGGAAGTGAAGACCAAACGGCAGGGTTGCCTGGGCCTCCAGACGCCAAGTACTGACCTGCCAATCCTTGAGATCCATTAGCTTCAACCGCGCCAGCCAAATCAAGCAGTGAACTAACATTTACGGTAGATGCGGTTACTGCACCTGTGGTAATTATGTTTAATGTAGCCGTATTGCCAGTCGTTAATACCTGTTGTAGCGTGTTGGTAAGCGGAGCCAGGTCTGCAATACTTTGAGCTGTGAAATTCTTTGTGTTGTTTGAATCGCCAGCATCCGTGCCTATGATAATGTCATTGGGCTGCGGCGTAACAACTGGATATGTACTAATCTTTGCCATCTTGAGATTCTTGTGTCAAGCAAAGATAGCGACTATCTCATTAACCTTTTCAACCAGATGGCAGCAATCGAAACAAACGAAACAATAAACGCAGCTGGCCAAATGAACCTGCTCCACCACGGCTTACGCTCCCTTTTTTCTTTCTCAACCGTAACAGTCTGAGTGACAACCTTCAGTTTCGAGGGAGGACAGTCAGCCTTTAGGTACACCTTATCCACGACGCCTACCTCGTTCTTTATGT